GGTGTCCACGATCTGCTTGCTGCTCCATGGGCTTGTGGTGGTGATGGCTGTGTCGTCAATTTTAGGTATTTCGTCAAGTCGTTCCTTGATTTTTTCTGCGTCTGCGCGGACGCTTTGCGCAATCTCCTCTGCATTACTCGCCGCCGATAAAATCTGCTGTACCACGTCCGGCGTAGGCTCGGCGGGTTCTGTGCCAGTCGCACCAGAGGACGGCGCCACCTTGTACAGTACGTCGACCGCAATCTGTCGCACGCCCTCCTTGTAGCCCGTGAATACGATCTCGCCCATGCCCTTTTCCGCCGTGGCTTCGATCGGCACGCCGATTTGATTGTTCGCGCCGACGCGCACCTGCACCGCAGCCCCGACCGGCGGGTGAAACGCCGCTAAAATATCGTACTCCGCCCAAACACCCTCGCGAATGATCGTCAGCATCTCCATGCCGTAGCTGCCCGCCGTACCGAGCGGCAACGGCTGTTCCTCGTATTGCGCGGCGTACTGTTTGAGGGTGATCTCATGGTTATTTTTCATCCGCATCGTCTCCTTTGCTCACGGTGTTTTTCAATCTTTCCAAAATCTTCTCGAGCCGCGGAAACCCCGGCACGCCGATCGCCGCAAGGTTCTCCAGAATCGAGATCAGCTCGTTGATGATGAGCCAGATCGCGATCAGCAGGCCGCAGAAAAGCTCGATATGCAGGTCGATGCCCGCCTGCACCAGAGCGCCGCGCAGCAGATAATCCACACCCGCGCCGACGGCCACCATCGCCATGTAGCAGAGCTTTTTCAAAATGCCCTTGATGCCGATGCGCGAGCTAAGCTGCGCCGTCATATAGGCTTTGACCATGCCGGTGACGTAATCGATCACCATCATGCACAGCAGCACGAGCACCGGCGCGGCCAGCTGCCCGCAGTAGGCCGCGACCCCCGCCCCAACGACTGCCGTTACGGATTTAAGTACAGTTGCTTTGTTCATTTTTGTCCTCCTTAAAAATTTAAAGTTTATCCAGCCACACCGGCGGTGCGGGGATTGTCCGCGTCTCCGGCGCATCGAGCCAAGAGAGGTACCAGTTTGCAAGCTCGGCTTTTTGCTCTTCTGTGAGTAGGCTATACCACAGCTCACCGCGATTGATATACGCAAAGCACTCGGTTTCGCGGCGCCGCCGAATAATGGTTAGCTCCGCCGCATCCGCGTCGGCCTTGAGCTTATCTGCATCGAGCACGAGCACACCGTCTTCAAGCTTGTACGCCTCCGGGTGCTGCTTAAAGTCCTCCAGCAGATCATCGGGCGCCTCTATCTCGACGCCGTCTACAAGCCCGCCGATGAGCGCATAACTCTCGATATAGCCCTGATCGTTTAAGGTTATCTGCATTGGTTTACTCCTTGTATCGATTTACGCCCCAAACCCAAGTGATTGCGCCATCGTAGGGGTTACTCAAAATCCTTATCGAGGCATTGGGCTCGGATGAATCACATTGATAGGCAAGCCATTTATCTGCGCTTGTAAACCTCATGTGCGTGCCCCATCCAACCGGGATTATTTGCGTTATTGCATCTTCATTGCTTCCTGCCCAACCGCCAACGATCAAATATGCGTATTTCGCGCCATTTGCAATAGTTGCCGTGCCGTTTTTTAAGCTGCCTTCCCACAATGTTTCTGCTGTATGCGCGTTCGGCAATGCTCTCCAATCATACCATTGTCCATTGGTGAATGTACGATAATAAGTCATTCCCATATAAAATGTGAATCGCTGCAAATAGTTGTTAGTCGTAGATCTGGTAACTTCCATTGTGCCGTATCCAGAACTTGAGGGACCATTTTGACAGTTAGAAAGATTTATCCAGTACGAACCTATTATCGCTAAATCGTTTAAATTCCCAGAGTATACCCCGCCTACAATAAAATTGTATAATGCATCGCCTCTAGTTGTCGCGCCCGTACCGCCATTAGTAATGGGCACGACATCATTATTTGTGAAAGAATAAGACCAGTGGCCGGACCATCCTATGTTCGGAGCATATTCCCGTTTCCATATTCTTCCTCTTTGCGGATAAGACTCATGCAATTCAACAACCGTGTTGTAGAAGTTGTTTACAGTATTATAAACTTGATACGTTCTGCGATAGGCATAAAATGGACCTGAGGTCACAGGGCTATTTTTTAGCGTTGACGCATCATCTGTGCCGAATGAGCAGTCATAATTCCATTCACCATACGGGTCTCCGGTGTTGATCAGTAGCAAATCATTTGTAGACTGATTTGTCGCTCCGCCATTTGCCACCCCTCCATTTACGTGCAGATTGCCCCGAATCCGCGTATTCCACGCCACGTCCAGCCAGTTTGCGAGCTCGGCCACTTTGCCGATGGCCGCCCCTGCGCTGCGTTTGAAGGATTGCAGCACACTTTTTGTAGACAGAGTGCGCGGAATAGATAAGCTGTTGTACTTGTCCGCCACCGTCACGAGCACGTCGTAGGTGGTGGACGCGCCTATATTTCCACCGCCAATCACGGTTTTGCCGTTGTTGGTAACGTTCGCCGCGGTGCCGTAACTGCTCTCGGACTGCTTTTTGTATCGAGCTGTAATGTTCAAGATGTTGCCGGTGATTGCGCTGTAACTCGCGTTGATCTCCACGGCAAAATACGTGCCTGCCTTTTTGCGGTTGCCGTCTGCATCGCAGCGGTACACGTCACATACCGCTACGCCGGGCTTTGTGTAGTCTATGACGCTGATTGTGCGTGTAGTGCTGGCTTTCCGGCCGCGCGAATCCGTCACCGTGGCCGTGAATGTGATGTTGCCCGCCGAGGCCAACGTGCCGGTTGTCAATGCGCCGTTTGTGGCAGTCCATCCGCCGCCGGTAATCGTGTACGAAGTGATGCTGCTGCCGTATGCGCCGGATGCTCTGGAAAGCGTCAGCTTTGCTTTGCCCATACCTTTTACGTATAGACCCGTGCCGCTCGTGTCTTCGGCGAGCGCTGCCGAAAGCGTGCCCGCCGACGGAACTATGCTGCCGGGGACGGTGAGCGTGATGCTGATAGTTTTTGTGCCTAACTGTGTACCGTTTGCATCAAAAGTGTCGCAATAAATTGTAGCTACGCCAGAGGTCGCGTTTGAAATTTGGCTTGCTAAATTAACGTCTGGTGTCCACGTTGTGCTTGATACTACTCTTTCAGCTATAACAACGCCTGCGTTGCCAAAAGCAGCCCAAATATTGTGCCTGTAGGCACTGTTTACCGCAGGCGTGTTGATCGTCACGCTCTTGCCCATCTCTACGGTCGAGGCACTTAAACTCGGCTGTGTTGCAGGCTCCTGCCAATCCACCTCAAGCGTTACAGCCGTCCATTTGAGATAATCCGTGTAAGAGCTGCCATTGTAGATGCAGTACGTATCGTACCCGGCGGCGATAGAGGCCGCCATGAAAGCAACATCAAACGTTTTGGTATTGTCCCACATGGGCGCTTTACAGCTGCCGAGCGCATTGCCTGTGCGGTGCCCTGCGTTGAGCGAGGTTTTAATGCCGCCCTGCGAGGCGGAGTTGTAGATGTATACCGTTTTGGTGGTCGCTGTGCCGTAGCCTGTCTGTCCGGTCGTCGCGGTGAGCTTTACGCTGTTGATGATCTTGCCCTTGAGCGCTGCAAGGCCCGGAAAGTACAGCACGCCGGTGCGCACACCTGTGCCGTCCCACTGGCCCTGCGAGGCGGTGCCCTCGCTTTTCCAGCCCCACTTGCTGTCATAATAGTTAAGCTGGGCTTTATAGCTGTTTTTGCCCATCAGTCGTCCCCCTCAAACTCAAGATCAAACGTGTCAGCCTCCGCATTGTACCGCCACATATACAGGCCCGTGTCTGCGTTGCCGAAAGACAAGCTGCCCGTGATATGCGCATCCGTGATATAGAGCATACGGTTGGAGATATACGCGACGGTTTGACCGTTTTCGACAAATTCGAGTCGGTCGTTGGAGAGCACCGCCTGTATGGCGCTGTCGCTGCGGCCGAGCGTAATTCGCGCCCCTTCAAAACGGATATACTGCTCTAAAAGCCGCTGATTTTCCGCTATCGTACCATTGGTGCTGTCAATGAGATTTGTCACCTGCGTAAAGCGGTATTCAAGCTGATTGCTCCACTGGGTGATGAGCAGTTGTTTAACGCTTTCGAGCTCTTCCGTAGAGACTGCGGTATCTTGTAAACGTCCCAGCGCGTCATACACGTTTTCGGTCGTGGTGGTCAACTCCGTCCTGGTCTCCGTCACCGATGCCGTGATGCTGTCCATGTCCTTCCGCGCGTCGACTTTGTAATCGGTGAGCTCCTGCCGCACCTTATCAGTGCGCTTGTTGGTCTCGTCCTGCACAAGCTCGAGCTGCTCGCCTAAGTCTTTCCGTGCGTCGACTTGCTGCTCTGTCATCGTGCGGTATGAGGCGCCGAGCGTGTAGGTCGCGTCCCCTGGCTCGTCCACCGGCAAATCGATTTCGGATACGAGCATCGATATGGGCGTTGCGCTGCCCGGCGCCGAAAATAAGATCATGTCGCCGAGCTTAACGCGCTCAACGGAACTGTCCACAAGATGCAAATCTACTGCATCTACCTCAATACTGCCTCGCAGATATTTTGCCGCCTCTAAGTCGGCATAGCCTGCATGCAGGAGGTTTTCGACCAGCGTGATGTCATTATGCACGACGACCTTATAAATCCAGCCCCATTTTGCCACCGCGTCCGCGTCATAGATATAATCTTTTCCGTCGTTTGCCGCAGCGATTGTAAGGCGCGGTGTTACTGTGCCGATTTTTTCCGCATCTTCAAGCTGCGCGCCGAGTGGAATAACGGCCGTCGCAACGTCTTCGCCGCGCACGGTGTGCAGCATGTCGAGCAGGTTTGTGCTTGCGGTAATCCGCTGGCTGTTTACGTTGCCGTACTCCTTTAGGTAATCCAAATACCGCGTGCCATCTTTTCCGTATCGTATCACGAGATAGCCACCCAGACGGTTAAGGAGCTTATCTTGCAGCGCATCCATGGTGCTCTCGTAGTCCGATTGCCGGTACACGTTGTCGGTGCTGTTTGTCACGGTGACTTGTCCCACGGTAAAGCGTCGGCTTTCGTCCACCTGTGCGTTATGCAGCTCGATAAGCTTCGCAAAGTATGCCGCCACCGTCATGTCATGGTACACCGTCAGCGGCTGCACGCTGTCGTTTAGGTAAGCGAGCTCACCCTCGACCTCGATTTTCCGCGTGCTGCGCAAATCCCACTCGTCGTTGAGCGCACGCCCGCGGAACAAAATTGCATCATCCTGCCACAGCGTTACCACCGTATCGAGTTTTGCGATTTTGTCTGTGTGCGGGTGCGTCAGCGGCACTGAAAAGGTGAGCAGACCGGCTTTGTTCACGGCCGTTTTGCACGTCGGCGAGATGAGCTTTAAATCCGGGCTGCGGGGATCGTATAACGTATAGGTTATACCGCTGCGGTTTTTCGCCGTAATTTTGAACACTTACAACACCCCCTCGCGCCAAGTCAAAACGGCGTTGCCCGTGCCGGTTACGGTGACGTTATTCGCGCCGGGCAAAAGCAACAATTCGGGGATTTTTACAGCCTTGCCCACCTGCGCGATGCTGTACGCTGCGCCGCCGTTGAGCGCCACCGTCATGCCTTCCACTGATGCCGTAAAGGTCGGCGAGACGATCTCGTCGCCGCTGTTTAAAACTGCCGTCGTACCCGCGCCGCACGAAGCTGTGCTCTCGGTCTGCGCATATTTGTACGGGTCACACACCGCTGTGATTTCAAACGTGCCCGCACCGTATTCCTTTACGCCAGGCGTACAGGCGATACGCCCCAAATAATAATGGTCCGGGTCATCGGTCAGCGTAATCGGCAGGCGCTTGCCATGCATCGCAGACGCAATCTGCGAGCACACCGAAAGCCACTCCGATGCCGAAGCGCCGCGCCGCTTGAACGTCAGTTTGAGCGTGCGCAGCCCGTACACCGGGCGCCCCGTGACGACCTCGGACAAGTCGATGCTGCCGTTTTCGAGCGGCAATGTCTGGTATTTCGTTTTGACCTCCGGCATTTCGAGCAAAAGATCCGTCAAGATCATGCCGAAGTCCGTATACATATCGTTTCCGCCGATGAGCACGCCCATCAGACCACTCCCCTTTCACGCAGAACTGCCGTGCCGCCCTGCCGCTTGTCCACTTCCGGTGCAAGTGCACGACCGGCTTCGCGTGGGTCGAACACCGCGTTCACCTGCAACTGTATCCGGCTGATCGCGTCCGCCAGCATCGCCGCAAGCTTTTCGTCGCGCGGAGAGCCGCCGGTGAGCATCTGCAAAATTTCGCGAAGAATCGTCAAAATGGCGTGCAGCTCCGTGACGGGCATACCGTCCGTTTGCTGCGCGTCATCCACAACCGAGCGGATCATGTCCATCAGCGTTGCAGCGCCCGAGACAACCTCGGGGCCTGCTTCGCCCGCGCCGAGCAGAGAGCCGCCCGCCGCGCCGAAGATCGTCGGATTATTCAGCAGCATCGGCGTGTCCATAGCTTTTTTATACCAAGATACACCAAAATGCGGCACACGCGGCGGCACAAGGCTAAAGCTGCCCGTAATGGAGATGTGCGGAAGCTTTAGCCTTGGCAAACTCCACGAGAAATTGAAAAAGCCCTTGATCTTGTCGATCGCGTTGCGCACCGCGTCCCTCGCCGCATTGATCGGCGTTTCGATACCCTTTTTAATGGCGTTAAAAATTGACGTGACCGTCTCTTTAGCTGCCTTTATCGGGCTTTCGATTGCTGTTTTTACCGCCGAAAACACCGCCGTCACCTTGGACTTGATCGCGTCCACCACCGTGCCGATCGTGGATTTTATGCCGTTGATGATATTTGATACAGAGGATTTGATTGCATTCCAAATCTGCGTTGCAAAGTTACCAATCGCTGTCCATCCGTTATTCCAAAGGTTAGCGAGCCCGCCGAGGAATATTTGTCCGGCATTGAGCAGATTTTCGCCGAATGCACTCCAGTCGCCGTTGAGCGCTGAGGTGAACGCGGAGAACAGTGCCGAAATGACGCCTGTCACCGTCTCGAATACTGTTTGCACCTGCGTCCACACCGCATTGATAAATGTGCCGTCCGTCTGCGCTTCGTCCACAAGCCATTTGATTGCGTCCGCAATGCCCTGTATCGCACCGGCAATGGTCTGCGCAATCGTCGCGAGATATGTTGCCGCATACTCCCATACGGCAGAAAACAAACTTGTGCCAGACTGATTATCCGCAAAAAATGAGCCGAATAGAGAGGATAAACCCTCCAATGCCATTCCGATTACATCGCTCACCGCACTGAAAGCATCCTGCACCGCTGTCCATGCAGCATTGATTGCCGTGCCGTCTGTTTGCGCCTGCTCAACAAGCCAGCCGAGTTGGTCGCCGACTGCCAGCAAAGCTGTACCGACAATACCGCCTACATAAACCACAGCGTCTCCGATTGCTGTACACACTCCGGCGATAATATCACCGGCAACTGATACTGCGTCTGCGATGCCGTCCCAGATGCCGCCCCAGTCTATTTCCGCGTTGCTCAAAGCGCTGCCAATCGTGCCGATTGCATCTTTGACCGCACCCAAAACAGTCTCTATCGCTTTGGCAGCATTATCAAAAACGTGCATGATGTTATCCGCAAGCCCCTGCGGCACATTCAGGCCGCTTACAAGGATCGTCTGTATACCACTGAGCGCCGACTGCAACAATGCCGGTGCCAGCTCGACCAGACTGCCCGCAAACGCTTGCAGCAGTGATGCGGCAGCCGACGCCATACTGGGCAGGATCGTCATCACGAGCTGCGGGACGGCCTGTGCGACCACGGGAGCCAAGCCTTCGACCAGACTGCCGATACCGCCTAAAATCGTTTCTACACGCGGCAGAATGTTCTTTGCGGCTATTCCCACACTGTCCACGAAGTTATCCATCAGCCCGCCGAAGTCCTGTGTATTGTCCGCAACGCCGACGAGCAGGTTTTTCCACGATGCTTTCACCATGCCGACAGAGCCCCGAATAGTTGTACTGGCTTCCTTTGCCGTCGTGCCTGTGATGCCCATTTCCGTTTGTACAATGTGGATCGCTTCGGTGATGTCCGCAAAGCTGTCGATCGACAGATCTGCCATTTCACCGTTTGCCTGCTTCACCTTGTTTGCATCGGCGATAAGGCGCTCCATTTCCTCTTTTGTGCCGCCGTAGCCCAGCTTGAGGTTATCGAGCATCGTATAGTTCTGCTTGGCGAAACCCTGATAAGCGTTTTGAATGTCCTGCATATTGCTGCCCATTTTATTGGCGTTATCGGACATATCCACAAGGGCTTGGTCGGCATATTCCGCCGCTTTTTTTGTGTCCTTACCCACGCTTTGCAAAAGCGACGCGGAAAAGCTCGTCACCGTCTCCATGTACTCGTTGGCGGAAAGACCGGCCGTCTGAAACGCTCGGTTTGCGTTTTGCAGCACTTTGTCCGACGCATTTCCGAACAGCGTCTCCACACCGCCGACAAGCTGCTCATAATCCGCATACGCATTCAGCGCCGACTTGCCGACCGCCGCCACAGCCGCCGCAGCCGCACTAAAGCCGACGACTGCGGCTTTCGCTGCGGCTGTAAACGCCTTGCCGATAGAGCTTGCCGCAGACTTTAATCCGCCCGCGAGCGCGTTGCCCATCTTCTGTCCCGACTCTTTGCCGCTCATCTCGACTGCCGGGGCTAAACTCTTTGAGAGCTGCGTTTGTATACCCTGCATTGAGGGTACGATCTGCACATACGCCTTTGCAATTTCAGTCGCCATTTGATTCACCCCCTAACCGCTGCCATGCGGCTTTAAAGTCTTCCGGCGTGCGGTAGCCCGTCACTTCGTCGTGCGTTTGCGGCACTTCCGTAAACGCGTTCAAAAACGATTTGGGGCGGTTTTTGCCGGTCTGCGCCGCCTTCGTTTTTGCCCATGCTAAAAAATTAAGCGCGTCAGCTATGGACACCAAAAGCAAGGTGTCCGTCGCTGCACGCGCTCCCGATAGTTTTATTTTGATCCTCGAATTATCCCGTAATCCTGCCGCAAGCGTCGCCAACATGGGTACCGGCAGTGCTCGCAAATCAAATACGCCGTAGGTCTCTGCCATGTCGCAGATCAATGCGTTTTTGTCCGCTGCAATCATACGGGCAAGGATGATTAGTTTTTTCCGGCGTCGCCGCTTGCTTTAATTGCCTCGATTGTGCACTCTGATACCGCTTCCGCCGAAACGCGTCCGTTTTCGTCGCGCAGGAAATCATAAAGGCGTTTGCGCTGCTCTTTGCCGAAAACCATTAAGCAAACTTTTGAGATTGCAAGCGAATTTTCGCCCATTGCCTCTGCTATGGCATCTACAAGCTCCATATCGTCTTTCAGGCCTTCATCGATTTCAAACTCGAAGCCGCTACTTGTTTTGCCTTTAATCATGATCTACCTCCTTATGCCGCTGCCGGCTTGCTCATATACTCGTAATGCGTGTTGCCTGCGCTGTCCGGCACGGCGGTCACGGTGACCTCGTAGCCTACGGCGCTTTCGTCCGCATACGTCACGTCGCCCACCTCGGTGATTGTACCGTTCGGAATGACGACGCGCTTCAAAATGCCGCCGCGCATAATCATGTCGATAACCCACACGCCAGCGTCGAGCTCCTTGCCGTTCGCTTTGACGGTCAAGCCGTTTTCAAGATCGCCGGTGACGTTCTCATCGAGATACACCGCTTTCAGCACGTCGCTGTTCAGCGCTTCGATAAGCGTAAATGCAAACGTATCCGTCTTCTCGTTCTGATAGGTCAGCACGTTGTCGCCGCCCCACGCCTTAATGTTGCCGCTCTGCGGAGAGTTGGAGTTCACAACGCCTGCGTCGGATGCGTAGCCGAGATTTTTATACGCTTCGGTGAGCGCGGTTTTGGCGTCGGTCGGCAGCGCCGTGCCAAGCGGTGCGCGGTAGATCGCGCCGCCTACTTTCGGCTTGCCTGTGCTTACATTGGTTGCTGTGCTCATTATTCATGCTCCTTTCACTCGTCGAAATAAACGAGATCGTACACCGCCTGGTAGCGGTATCGTTTTGTCGTCGTGTCCGTAAAATTGTAATCGCTGTTAAGCCGCGATGCGCTGACGGCATCCAACTCCACGGCGCTGTCCATGGCGGCTTTCACGCGCTCATTGAGCCTTGCGGCACCATACATGGACGGCGCGTAGGACTGGATCGCCAGCATCGCGCGGTCAATACACTCCTCGCGGCTGCTGCCCGTCTTTTCGAGCAATACAAAGCTGCTTGACGGGTCTGCCGGAACCTCCAGCACCACCGGCACCGAAAGCTTTTCCGCGAGATAGTTTTTGATGATGATCTCAATCATGATTATCTCCCGAGGGCTTTAAGCAACGTATTTTCGCGACTGTTTTGCTTTGCGGCTTCTGCCGTTTCCGCAAATACGCCCGCTATAACTCGGCTGCTTGCTTGGTACAAATCTGTGCTGTATCCGCTTCCACACCGGGCGCGTACCTGTTCGGCTTGCTGTTTCAGCATTTGTCCCATTTCTTCGGATTTCAAAAGCTGCCGGATACCGCTGCTGTTCAGCTCAATTTTTACTTTATCCATATCGCTCCACCTTCACCTTTCGGTTCCACCGCAGCGGGATCATCGCTTCGATGCCTTCCGTCACGTCGCCGTATGTGCGAAACCGCTGCCCGAAAAACTCGACCGTCACGTCGTGCCAGTCGTGCGCGTCGCCTTTCGGCAGTGCCAGCGTGTACGCGAGCCGCTTGCCGTAGAGCTGCAATTCGTTCACAAGTTCCTCCGTTGTCGGCTCGCCGATGAGTACGTTGTGCACTGTCTTCGGCACTTCATTAAACACCGGCGCGCCGAACGCGTCCTCGCCGGTCTGCTGCTTTTGGTACAGTGTAACGTTAATCCCGCGTATCATCGCACATTCCCTCCAAAGGGCTGCGGGCGCCGATGCGGTCCCCGACGCCGAGCAGCTTCTTTTCGAGCTTTGAGAGATACAGCTCGCCTGCGCTGCCGCTGCCCATCGTCCAGCTCTGGGAGTATCCCATGGCGCTCACCGAGCCTTGCGTGGATCCGAGCGGATAAAGCGGCGCGTCGTTCCCGCCGCCGTCGCCCAGAATGCGCCGCACCATGCGGCAAGAAACGAGCTTTTTGCGGTCCGCGTCCGCCCCGGCGCTATACGCGTCGATGATGACCGCCGCTTCCTCCAAAAGGGATACGCAGCGGTCTTTTTCGTCGTCGCTTAAATTTCGGAACCCCGCCGCAACGTCCTCAGCTGTTGCGTAAAGCATTTTAGCCCACCGCGGTTTCGGTGCGCTTAATGTACAGCGTCTGCGGTTTGGATACCGTCAGGCCATAGACTTTACGACCCTGCACCGCGCTGGCACCGATGAACTTTCCGGAGCCGTTGAGGTCCTGCAAATGCACGGGCACCTGCCACTCCATCACGCGGTGGCACCAGTTCGGGTGACCGGCGATAAACTCCGTGGTCGTCTTTTTGCTCGCGACGCGCGTCGTGCTCTCGAAATCCATGTTGTTGGACTCAAACACGTTAAAGCCCGCGATGCGACCGATCACACCCTGCTGCACGAGCGTCTGGGAGAGGTCTCCCTGCTTGATATAATGTTCGTCCAGCATGAGGACTTCGAGGTACTCCGGCGACACAATGAGAAAACGACCGTCGGCGGGTACGCCTTTGCGGCTCAATACGCGCTTTGCTTCGAGCGCGAGCTTGTATGCGGTGGTCTCGGTCGCAGCTGTCTTCGTGGCGCTGACCGTTGCGCCGGAAGCACCCTCGAGCGCGTTGATAGACGCCTTGTCGATAGAGAGCGCCAGCGAATAGCCTGCGCTGTCCAGACGCTCCGCCACGATGCCGTCCGGCACGCTCGCAGCATCAAAGCCGTCGATGAGCTCGTTCACGGCCTCATCATGATCGATGGAAAGATCGATATACGCTGTCGAGCCTTCGGAAGCGTCCACGCCCTTCGACTTGTTGTAGGTCTTCACCGCCACCTCGGTGTCGCGCACCGGGATTTTTACTTTGCCCGCCTTCGGGTCGCCCTCGTAGCGGTTGTTGAAAATGAGATTATCACGGGTAACAAGCTGGCTGCGAAGCTTCGCGTCTACCAGAGTTGCCCAGCGTTCCTGGTTTGTGTGTGCCATAAGATTTCTTTCCTTTCGAAAACAAAATTAGATTTTCAAAGACGGGTTTAAAGCGCCGAACGCCGCTGCCACGCCGTCACTTTCGGTGCCGCCGCGTGCGCCGGGTTCACCGCCGTCTTTCACGGCGGGATAGCCGCTCGGCTTCGCGAATTTCAAGATTGCGTTCGCCTGCGCGGTGCAGGTTTCTTCCGTGTCGCCGCTCAAAAGCTCTGCCGGCACGCCGGTAGCAGCGGAGACTTTCTGACGCACCGTGCGCAGCTGCTCCGCCTTTGTAAAAGCATCCACCTGTTTCTGCAAAGCGTCCGCCTTCTCATTCGCCTTTTGCAGCTCGGTCTTCCCGGCTTCTTCCGCCTCGTCAAACTTCGCTGCTTTCGCTTTCAGCGCTTCGTAGTCTGCGTATTTGCCGCGCTCCCTCGTCAGCCGGTCCTGAATGATCGCGTTCATTTCCGCCTGCGTAAAGGTGCGCTGCTCGTTTTCCTGCGTTTCGGCCGCAGTGCCGTTCGTTTCCTGGTTCACAGTTTCTGCCATTTTGGTTCTCCTTTCCGGCTTTTCCGCAGCCGTCGCGTAATTTTAGGTATGAAAAAAGCAGCCCGGCGCATAAGCGCTAAGCTGCTTTATCAACTGTGTTTAATTTTATACTTTTCTGCCATACAACACCGTAACACAATCCGATTCATCGTATACCGTGTCTGGCACCAACTCGTGATCTACGGTAATTACAGTGGCTCCGCTTCTGGATACGGGAACGCAAACATGAATGTCTATATCTCCCGTTTGGCTGATATATCCGCCCACCATTTTATCTGCGTTTTTTGCAATGGTCAGTCCGGCATTCTGAATTTCTCTTATTGCTTTGCTGATATGTTTGTTTATCTGCTCATTCGTCATCATAACACTCCTTAAAGGTAAAGAAAAACCACGGTGCAGCTTCGCATCGTGGCTGAAAACATTAAATTTACTTCATCGGTTCTATTTCGGAAGCCGAACACGTATACAGTGCCCAACGTCCTGGATAACCGCTGTTATCGTCAGAGCTACGTTCTTTGTCAGCTTCAACTGTAAAATGTCCGTTAAAAATATCTACGATGATCCCCGTAATGCCGCTGGATTTAATTTTCACATGGTCAAATAATTCCATTGTCATTTATCCTCCCTATGCGCAGTAATGAAACGCGGTTTATCGCTGCCCGGATCACGTTGCCAAACTGTACGAAACCTTTTCTTTTTTGTCGTGCCCAGTTCCATAAAAATGCTAAAGCTTTCCGTACCGTCTTCGGATACACGAACATCAACTTTTTCCGCTTCATCGAACTGCCGATAAATATCCGCGTTTAACGCCAAGCTGTCCTGTTCCGTATATCCGACGTTAAAGAACTCTGTCGAATGCTTTGCACCCGGTTTCAACAAAAATCTGGAAATTTTCGGTTCAGCAATTACATACCGATCATTGTTCAACTCTATTTTATCACTTTTCCCCTCTGTTGTCGAGAGCTTCTTCTCATTTCTCGCTGCATACGCCGCCCTTTTCTGCGCATTGATGCGCTCGCGGTTTTCGGCGTAGTGGATGCGCCTCAGCTCGTTCACGTCGCTGCCGGCGTCGCGGTAAGCCTTGAGGTATGCGTCGGGGTCGTAGCCCTCCACGTTCACCTCCGGGTCAAACCGAATAGCGTATGTACAGTCGCAATTCGCATGGATATGCTCTGCGTGCCCGTTTTTTATGGCTTTCTTACTCGCCTGCTGCCACCCACGGGAGGCCAGCGTCATGCAGAACGCGCAGGTGTCGCCACTCGGCACCCATGCAAATTCGGCGCCGTCGCGCAAAGCGTTTTTCAGCATCGTGTCGGCTCCGGCACGCTTTACAAGGCGGCTCACCCCGCTTTTGAGCTGCGGCGTGCTGGTTTTTGTCGCGTTGACCATGCGTGCCACTTCGCCGTACTCGGCGGTCTCTGCGGGCTCTGCCGCAGGCACGTGCGCGCCCTGAAGCTCTGCGAGCGCGTCATACATTTCGCTCGCAAGCGCTGCGCTGCCTTCGCCGTACTTCGTCACAAGCCCATACGCAACATCTATGAGCTTCTGGCTGTCAGAAACGCCGTACTGATCTACATACGCCTGCATACAGTTTGCAACTGTGGTGTTTAACCGACGCAGCTTGCCTATGTAACTAAGCCATGCTTTCGACGGTATCTGCTTCATCGTTCAACTCCATCAAAAGCTGCTGTCCGCGCACGCGCTGTTCCTGTGACTTGATACGCCGGATGTCTGCCTGGTCAAAGCCGATCATCTCCAAAAACGTGTCGGTGCTTGCAAATTCCTGCCGTGCCGATGCGATCTTGATCGCCGCATCCGCTGTCACCGCCACGCTCGGCATCGCCGGGTTTTTAAAGTGCGCCATGATGCCGCTTTCTTCTTCCGTCAGCTCGTCAAGCGTCTTGTTCTGCGCAATGGCCTGCGCCATGCACGCGATCGTCCGCAGCGCGTCGCCGTTGCCGGTGTTGAGCTGCTGGGCGAGCAAAACGAGTGTCTGGCTCTGCGCCAAAATCGCGTCGCTGCTCGTGGGGTTCGCGTCGTTGATGATGCCGACATCCGTCACGGTCAAGCCGGTCGCCGCCGCAAACTGTGTGGCAGTCATGCGCATCTTTTCCACATGCGGCGAAAGACTGCCCTGCGCAAGCTGCCCGAACACCGGGTTTTCGCCGGTCTCGGGGTTACTGGTCGCCGCCAAAAGGCTGCCCACGTACTGTTTGAATTTATCCGATACAATCGCGTCATACTGGTCGTCCGTCACGCCCAAAATGTACTTCTGCGGGGTCGTGTCAAACTCAAGCGCGATCGTCGCGTTTGCCACTGTGCGGATATAATCGTCAATCAAAGTGCGAATGGGCTTTTTCAGCCGAGAGCGCCCGAACGGCTTGCCGCTCGTTGCACTCCAGATCATCGGCTCCATCAGCGGACGACCCATGCGGTGCATCATGCGCTGCACGCGCCAGCCGTCGCGCTCACGGTGCAGCACCAGCACCGCGTCGGCTGTGTACATGTTGACGAGCTTCGGCACCCACTCGTTGCTGTATTCCTCGTCCGGTATCGTGTCGATAATGGCAAGCCCGCAGTCGATGCGCCCCTTTTCTCCGTTCCAGAGAGCCGCTGCGGTCGCGGGCGAATGAAACCGTATCTTGCAGCCGATGTCTGCATCGGCGGAAAGCGTCGCGAACACGCAGCCGTATTTCAGCTCGTCGCGGCACGCCTTGCCGTACTCCGCGATGAGCCCGTTATCCCGCACAAGCTTACTGAGCCCGTCCAAGCTGCCCACCGTGCCGACAAATCCGTCGAACATACTGCGCGCGGCGAGCACGTCCACCGCTTTCTGTCCCCAGTTGCAGCCGACCTTCAGCTTGTTCAAACCCTGCGGCAAAGCGATTCCGAGGTTCACGTCGCTAAGCTCGATATGTCCTTCGTAATATTTGTCTTTCGTATCGTTCTTGTCCTGGTGATAGGCAAACACGTTTTGCAGCTCGATGAGCTTCTGCTGTTCGTCTGCGCTCAAGCCCAGCACCGTGCCGATATTCAAAGTTATCATCGTCTCACCTCTATCCGATTTTCATCCTCCGCGACGGATCTCGCTTGCAGGTCTTCGCACCCCAGAGTGCCAGGGCGCAGGCTTCCACGGGTAAGCTGTTCTCGCCGCCGAAGCCGTACCCTCCGCCGATTGGGCGCTTGACCGCCGTCACGGTGCTTTCGTTCAGCGCCTCCTGCGGCTTGTACCATGTCAGCGTGTTTTCGTTCACGGCGTTTGTAAACAGTCCCACCGCCGCGAGCACGTCTTTCACGCCCGGACGAATGACGGCGTTTTTCGCCCGCCAAACACCCTTGATGCGCTCGACCAGCACATCTACACCGTTGCGCCCGTCGATGACAACGCAGCTCGCGCGGTCGTACCGGGCGGAAAGCCAATCCACCAGCCAAACAAGTCCGCGCCCCGAGGGCTGCATCTCGATGAGCGACACGCGTGCCGGTCCCTCCTTTGGAATCACCGCGCCGCATAAACACACCGCCGAACCGTCTGCCGCAAATTTCACGCCGTAGGCGGTTTTACCTTCTGGCTTTTCCTCATTACTCGCGCAGGCTTCCCACGCCCTACGGTCAATGGCATAATCCAAATTTTCTGCCGCCACTGGGCTCCACCACCCGAGGCGTTCACGGGCGAATCCGTCACGGCTCATACTTCTCAGTTCCTCTGCGGTGAATTCTTCGGTGAGGTGAATACCTAATGCCGGATTTGTCTGATACCATGTGTTCGGGTCGTCTACAGGAATTTTTTCTGCATCATCTCCGTCCACACTCCATTCATGCCAGGCGTCATGCTCTCCCGGTTCCTGAAGGCAAACCGTGCGCCGTCTGTTGAAAACAGTGCCGGGACATCCCGGATAAGGCGGTGTCCCGGTATAAATGATCTGTCTGGTGCCGGTAGCCGATGCTGCCAGCGTTGCCATGATCGCTTCCACTTGATCGTCCGTCAGCTCCTGTGCTTCGTCGTAGACCACCACGCTGATACCGTCAAAACCGCGAGCCGCCTGCCGAGAGCGGGCAGAAAACTCAATGGAGCCGCCGTTTTGGAGTAAAATAGCTTCTTCCCCGTTTGTCCGCCGGATACCCTGCACCATGTCCATGATCTCCGGATGTCGTTTATCGGTGAACATTCGTGCCAACCGATTAAAGCTCTTTTTCGCTGTCCGAACCTGATGCGCTGTGTGCAAGATCTTCTCGCCATTTACCACAAGACCGTAAAATTCTCGCCCCTCAAGGCAGACATTTTTCCCATTCTGTCTGGGAAGTGCCAGCCCTGCCGAAGTCATGGTATATGCTCCATCGGCACCTTTCCCGAGCCAACAGTTCAAGATCAACTGCTGCCACGGGTCTAGGGCGTTGCCGTAAGCCGCCATGAGAGCTCCGGCGTCTTCGCCGTCTGTCCAAACCCGTTCTGGCTCTATTCTGATCCTCGGTTTCTGTGCCCCGGTCTTACCGCCCATCTTCATGCACCCTCTTCCTGTTAAGTACCAGTTCCAGCACATTCTCGCTGTTATCCTTTACGACCTGTGCAGCCTGCTCCGGCAAAACGCTCAGAATGATTTGCAGCCCTGTACTGTAAGATTTCCACAACGCTTCATAAGCCTTAAACGCCGGGTTTTCTCGGACCCCTGTTTGCCCGCCGCCATTATCATACTCCGTGGTCAGCCCGTCTCCTGCGATGTCTTCTCTGGCATCTTCCAGCTTGATCTGCATCCAGCAAATGTTTTCGATCACAGGCAATATCACGCCGATCTTCTCAGCACTCAACCCATAATCTTCACAGATCTTCAGCAATTTTCGTTGCTGCTTTTTACACCGTTTATTGCTCTCCGCGCACCCGCGAACAGAAGTATCCGCTATTGCTTTTTCCCTTTTTTCCGTTCTGACCACCCCCTCCTCCTTCCCCTTACGGGGGTAAATCGGCGCTGGACGGCGATGGGGCGCCGGTGTGGGTGCCAGGGTACTCTCCCCTACCCTCGGCAAACTTACCAGTTTCCGTCACTGATTTTTGGGTATATCTTTTTCTCTTTCTTTTCTTCAAATGGATTGCCTACTTTTGCGCCCTTCTGCTGATTGCAAAAATAATGCGCTGCTTGCAGGTTTGTCCAGTCCTCCGCCGCAGACCGCGCCGAAGCGTAGCCAAATTCGCGCCAACGTGCTACGGGTTTAATTTCATCAACTACAAACGAAAGCGGGTGCTGCGCGTCGCTCGGCTCGTCGTAATGAATCGGACCAAACCGCCCTTTACATATCCCGCATGGCGCGCCCATGGCTTTCAGTCTGGCACGGTGTTTCCTGCGCAGTGTACCGTTCGCGTATCGCGGGTTACTCATCTCCGCACCCGCTCCCCAAGCCGTCTATGCGGTCCTCTGCTGCGTTTTCACTCTCAACAGGTGAAACTACCATCGCACCGTCCGAAATCGCCGTGTAGGGGCACACAGAGAGCATACAGAAGCATGCGCCGTCTAAGCATTCCGCCCAAACGCATTTGCAGCCCCTCGGGCACACCCGGTATTCTCTTTTCACGCGCACCCCTCCTTTCGGCTTCGGGCATAAGAAAAGCACCCACGCAACAGCGCAGGTGCCATAATCTTTAAATTTTTATTCGTTACTTTAAGGCAAAAGAGGTAGTCAAATCACTCGACTACCTCCCTTGTAGACTTCCTCAATTATCATTATAGGCGGACAAAACGGACAAAGCGGACAAATCTCAAATTTTTTTGAAAATTCTCGAAAATTCTTTTCGCAGCGCTTCTGGCGACTTGTAACCGCCCATCTCACGCATAACGACCTTCCACCTCGTCCCGTGCTTCATGACACATCGGGCGAGCTTCTGCGGGCGGTAGGCAAGCCTGCCCACAAACGCTTCGACCTCCGCCTTTTGCACTTCAAGTTCCCGAATGCGTTCTGCGTGTTTCGGGTTCGGCAAGCCCTGCACGGTAACGCTGTGCAGGTTGAACGGGAACTCGTCCGCGCTTGCCTGCACCACGTCGCTGACCGCCGCGCTGTCTTTCGCTTTCAGCTCTTCGATTTCCGCGCAGATGTCGGGGTATTGCTCCAAAAGTTCTTTCGTCATCGCATCTCCTCAAAAATCACATTGCCACAAACGCCACCGCTGCGGCGAGGCCCACTAAGCCAAGCACCACCATGGCTTTTACACATCGCTCAAGCCAGGCGATATTGTCCGCTGCGTCGTACTCCCGCGACTTGCGCATCACGATGCACTCCGTGAGCGTTGCCACGATTACGAGCACGACCAAGATGATTTTAGTCTTCATAACTTTCTCTCCTACTTCCTTACTCTGAATTTTGTCGTAATATCCTGTCCGTTTGCCGGTGGAGAACTCCACTTTACCGTTCGGCTGAACGAAAAAATTCTCATACCTTGCGCGAAAGTAATATTCAGTGCATCGCACACTGCTTTGGTTTCGACCCATTCGCCCGAAGTCAAGGCATCTAAAACTTTCTTGCGTTCTTCAGTGTTCACGTCTGATCTTCCTTTCATGTTTTCTTTTCACAGCCTGCCGCACGTCGCGGTGAAAGCCTACTTCGTCCACCGCCTTCATGCGCTGCTTGTTCATCAGTAGCCGCATCAGCTTGTACCGCATGTACGTCTGGCACCCGTTATGGCAGCTCACCGAGCGCTGCGGGCACTCCCTCGGGCAGCAGGTCAGGTTCATGGCTTTCCCTCGCTTTCAATTTGCTCCAGCCCGCAGATCAGCACGGAGCCGTCGTTTTTCTTGTCGGTTAATTCTGCTTGGTAAAAGTCGCTGCCGGTCTTACGGTCTCTGCGGAAGATGATCGCCGTCAGCTCGTAAGCGCTGCCGCTGTACTGCACCGTGCGGTTCATGTGTCGCTTAACTTCCCGCAGTTCCATCACAGCTCCTCAATGCGGATGTAGATGCCCGGAATCTTCGCCCAAAACTTTTCGGTGATCTCGGACGCCACCAGCGCGTCGTCTTTCCAGAATCCCTGCTGCGTCATAACGTCCTTGAGCAGCTTTTGCAGGTTGTCCGTGTCGGGCTTCGATGTGCGGTACTCTCCGTCCGCATGTCTGCCGTTTGGGAAGCACCACTTCGTCGTCAGCCGTACGCCGCCTGTGATCGGGCTTTCGGGTCTGTGCCTGCCGATGTAAGCGGCGAGCTTCTGTCTGGCGGCTTTCAGGTTATCGTCCTCGTAGAACTTTCGTGCCGACCAGTTCACGCGCTTCTCCTGATGCGTCACCGTCGGCGGCACCATCGGCACAAAAAACTCCAATGTCATTTTACTTCACCTCGTTAAACTGCTGAATTTTTGCTTTTGAAGAAAATTTGCTTTCGTCAAGGGTAGGGGAAGAAGTCGTGTGGGGGAACCTCATGACCCCCACACTTCTTCACCCCTTGACCGTGAGAGAAAGTGAAACGGATATATATACGTAGTATATATACTTTTTCCTTCTCTCGGAAAGGAAAGGAAAATTACTCGACTTTTTCCTTCCGTCGGGAGTCTTAAAAAGCGTTTGAGGGAAAGGGAAAATATCGATATTTTCCTTCTTTCCGAGCCTTGAGAGAAAGTACAGGGAAAGCTTTCCCTACCGATATTTTTCTTTCCCTGTCTTGCTCACTTCGCCGTCCGAAAGCTCAAAATCTTTGCTGTCTTTAAGGTAGTTGCGCACCGTTTTTTCGCTCACGCCGAGGTACTCGGAGAGCTCCTTAACGCTCGCCTTGCCGCTCTCGCCCACCGCTTCAAACGCCGTGTCGAGTGATGCTTCACGCTCTTTTTTGCGCTCCTGCGGGGTCTTCTTGCGTCCGAAATTCTGCTTCCAGCCGGTGCCCTTCGGCACGGCATTTTCGGCTTGCAGGTCGAGCAGGATGCCCGTTTCGTCCGCCCGGTGGATCGGATAATCGAACCAAAAGTTCTTCGGCGCAAAGCGCGGAAACTCGCGCAGCGTGCCTTCTACACGCCATGCGGACTTTGCATTTGCAGCTGTACGCGCCCTTGACACATCGCCGAGCATTAAGTTGTATGACGCTTCCCGCAGGTGCTTTTTGCACAGCGCCATCATCTGCGTCGCGCTCAGTCGGTCATCATCTCCGGCTTCGTCCGCCTTGCGGTAGCGCGTCAGCCAGTCGAGGCACACGGCGCACACCGCGCGGTTCTCCTGCTGCTCCTTGATGCCGTCGGTCAGCTCCAGCTCGATAAGGTCGATAAGCGCATCCGGATCGCGCGCAAACACACCGGAGCCGGACGCACGGTCCATGCTCTTTTTGCCGCCCTGCCCGCCTTTTGAATGGTGGTGGCAGTAGATCACGGCGCAGCCAAGCTCCGTGCACACCTTGTCGAACTGGTTGCAGAAATGCGCCATCTGGTCGGCGCTGTTCTCGTCGCCGGTGATGACCTTGTAAATCGGGTCAATGACGATCGCCATGTAGCTCTTTTTTGCGGCGCGGCGAATAAGTTTCGGCGCGAGTTTATCCATCGGCACACTGCGCCCGCGCAGGTTCCAGATGTCGATGCGGTCGATGTGCTCCGGCGTAAAGCCGAGCGCCGTGTAAACGTCGCGGAAGCGATGCAGGCAGGACGCACGGTCTAACTCAAGGTTTACGTATAGCACGCGTCCCGCCGTGCAGGGAAACGAAAGCCACGGCTTTCCCTCTGCGATGCAGCAGCACAGCTCGATGAGCAAATACGATTTGCCCGCCTTACTGGGGCCCGCCACGAGCATCTTGTGCCCCTGCCGCAGCACGCCTTCAATAAGCGGCGGCGCAAGCGCCGGCAGGTCGTCAAAGAATGTTGAAAGGTTTTCTTCGTCCGGCAGATCGTCGTTGACGCTCTCAATCCAGTCGCGCCATTCTTCAAACGAGCTTTTGCCGATGTTCGTATCGACCAAAAACTGCTTGTGCTCCCCGCGCACCACGCCGGGCATACGCGAAAGTCGTGAAGGATTGCGGTTCTGCTTATCGATGTCCAGTCCGTTTTTTGCACAGACCTTGTAGAGATAATCGACGCGTGCGCGGTATTCCTCATAGCTGCCCGCATCAACGCGCACAATCGCGTGCAGACTCTTGCCGCCGCTGTACACAAGGCAGGCGACCGGCAGCTCCAATTCACGTATGACGGCGTTCTGGCTCGCGATATCCATGCTGTCGGATTCAACAAGCGCATAGCGGTATTCCGTGATATTTTCGTTTTTCACACCCTTGCCGTCTAAGGGATTGAAGCGGATCCACGCACCGACGGCGGGGTTATAGTCGCCAAGCACTGCACCGAGGTCGTCGCCGCACTTATACAGTGCGCTGCATAATTCGCCTGCCGTTTGCGTGTAGCTGCCGCTTTTCGGCATGTACTTGCCGTCTTTCTCCCAGCTCTCGGTGACATAGCCCACCGTGTCCGTGCTGTCAAACAGCGTTTCGAGATACCGTATCAGCTCGGCGGCAGGCTTCCACTTTTCCGGCTCGTGAATGTCCTGCGCTTCAATCCAGTTCTTGTCCACCACAACAAATTCATCATGACGGTCGATCGTGTCGTTCCAATCGAGCTCATGGTCTGCTTTTGCGGGCTTGTAGCCGTTATCCAGCGCCATTTTGACGAGCGTCCCGGCGGTGATGCCTGTACCCGTAAACGTGTCCCATTTGCGCTCACATTCGCCCGGATGATACCGCTTTAAATCTCGGCGGCTCCAGGCATCCCAGTCCGAAGCCTTGTACCCCGCGTCCTTGAGCGCCATGCCGATGCCTGTCCAATCCGTATAATCGAGCAGAGCGGGGTCGATATAGTCGAGCAGCTCCAAGAGGTTCTCGTTGTTATACTCCATTTACGCCTCCGGTCTGAAGCTTTTCGGGTCAATGCCGTACGGCGTGCGCCAGTTGTTCGCGGCGATGCGGTCGATCATGCTGCGGGCGGTCTCGAACGACCATGTGCCCACGTGCTGAAATCCGCGCCCCTCGAGGAATCGTATTTGCTTTGGCGTCGTCAGTCCTGCCGTGCGGCGCTTTTCGAGCTTATCGAGGATCTTCGCCGCCTTGCCTGCGTTGCCGATCTCATCGGGGAAAATGCCGAACTTTTGAAGCGCCGAGATTTGCTTTTCGCTCGGCGGCGACATCTCCCACCCGAACGCCGGCACATAGCCGGAAAGGTCTTCCGCTTGAATGGACATTTCAAATTGCAGCGGATCCACAAGCCTTTTCTTGCGGCTGCGCATCTCGTTAAGCTGCTTTGCAAGCGCTTCTTCGCGCTGCGCTACAACGTCCTCGGATGCCGTTTTCTCCGCTTCTTCAAGGTCAACGGGTGCGCCTGCGGCTTCTTCCATGTTGCGCGTCATCTGCTGCGCGACTTCTTCATTTTCGCAGATGAGGTTCGCGGGGTGGCAAAGCTCGTGGCGTTCCGTGTGCCAGAGAAAATCCAGTAAAAGCAGGTGGTCTTTGCCGGGGTATAATCGCGTGCCCCTGCCCACCATCTGGCTGTATAAGCTGCGCACCTTCGTCGGACGCAGCACCACTACACAGTCTACGCTCGGGCAGTCCCAACCTTCGGTCAAGAGCATACTGTTGCACAGCACGTTATAATCGCCGCGATCAAACTGCTCCAGTATCTCCGCGCGGTCTGTGCTCTCACCGTTGACCTCCGCCGCACAAAAACCACGCTCGTTCAGAATATCCCGGAACTTCTGCGAGGTCTTCACAAGCGGCAGAAACACGACCGTTTTGCGGTCTCTGCAATACTTCATCATCTCGTCCGCAATGCCGTATAAATACGGGTCAAGCGCTGTGCCGAGGTCGGCGGCTTTGTAGTCGCCCGCTTGTACCGATACGCCGGAAAGGTCGAGCTTCAGCGGCACGGTCAGCGCCTTGATCGGCGTGAGGTAGCCCTCCTTGATCGCTTTCGGCAGCGTGTATTCATAGGCAAGTGACTGAAACACCGCGCCTAAATTCTTCATGTCTCCCCTGTCCGGCGTTGCCGTCACGCCGAGCACCTTTGCGGTGCTGAAATGGTCCAGTACGCGCCGGTAGCTGTCCGAGATGCAGTGGTGCGCCTCATCGATGATGATCTTGTCAAAATAGTCGTAATCGAACCCCGCAAGGCGTTTTTCGCGCATTAGGGTCTGCACGGACCCCACGACGATGCGGTACCAACTGCCGAGGCAGCTTTCCTGCGCTTTTTCCGTCGCGCACAAAAGCCCTGTTGCCGTGCGAATCTTGTCTGCCGCCTGTTCAAGCAGCTCCCCTCTGTGTGCCAGAATCAGCACGCGGTCGCCGTCCCGCACGCTGTCCTCGGCGATCTTTGCAAAGACAATCGTTTTTCCGCAGCCGGTCGGCAAAACAAGCAGCGTGCGATCCACGCCGCACGCCCACTCATTTTCAACTGCCTGTCTTGCCTCCTGCTGATATGGTCTCAGCTCCATCAGAAGTCACCCGGCGTAAAGCTCGGTGTCGGCGCGGCGGGTGCCGGTTCCGGGTCTAAAAAGCGTGTTACCTCGTTCGATTCATGTTCCCGGTTGTCCTTTTCGCTCGTCCATTTGCGGATGCCGATATGCGCACGGCCGCGTGCGCCGGGCACGGCAGCCCAGTTCATCTTAAGCGGCTGCCCGTGCTTGCGCTGCCCGATGCAGGTGAAGAATGCGCACAGCAAGCCCTCGCAGCGCGTGTGCAGCAAAAGGTTGTGCTGCACGGTGACCACGCCCTCCGGCGTCACCACGTCAAGGTCTAAGATTGCTTTCGGGCAAGGTCCGACCTTTGCACTGCCGTTATGGCGTGCGCGGGTCACTTTACTCACGGTAAAGCTGTAATCGCCCTCCGGGATAATTCTGAAATTGCTTTCGTTTTCTATGGTGTCTTCCCAGTCCATTGCTCTTTCGTTCGTTGTGTTTGCCATGATCTATTTTCTCCTTATCTCCTTATACGTCAAACGGTAAATCTCTGTTGCTGCGGATCACTGAAAATACTTTCGGCCATGCGCCGATCAGCACGCCCTGCACGAACGCAGGGTCATAGCTCGAGATCGGTGTGTCTTCGGGATAATAGCCCTTCTGCCCGATCGCCATTTGAATTTCCTCTGCGGTCACGTGCTCCGGGCGCATGAGGTCTGCAAGCGCTTTCGGCACGTAAGACGGAATGCTGTACGCTTCTTCCGCTGCCGGTGTTTCATCCAAAGCGGCGTTCATCTGCTGCATCGGTACGGCTGTGCCGGTCGGTGTCGGTTGCGCTGCCTGTACCGGCTT